TTTGACCAATCATCTGCGCCGTTACGGGATCTTGCATAAATGTTTGATGCGTTGTGATATGTGCCTGATGATCTTGATAAGCAAAAGCCTTAAGGGGTTTACCCTTAAGTGCATCCATATTCTCAGACACAGGATCTCTTGGCTTTTGATCATCTTGCATGGGTACTAGCTTTTCAGCGTTCTTAATACCTAGCACGTCAAGCATTTGGCGGTGCAAGTACGGCAGGTCGTATAACTGAGGTGCGCCCTGCGCTAACTGCATCACCGCTTGATACTGAACAACCTTTTGCGACATAGTCGCCGCATTAGGATCACTTACTGGGATGACATAAACCTGATCGTAGTCGGACTGTTTTGCTCTGCGTCCGCCTTCTTCTGGCTCATATGAATACTCTTCTGGAGTGTAATCACGAATAATGTCTTTAAGAAGCTGGAACTCTTGCTTCATCGAGTAGTGAATACGTGCCTGTACGGCAGACATCACTTTAAGCGTGCGCTCTAATATAGCCAGCGTCGTACCAACAGGAGACTGGGCAGACATGTCGGATACCTTCAGATCCGCTGCACTAGCGAACCTACGACCTTCTTCAACTATGGTGCCCAATAGGGTATACAACACCTGACTTGGCTCCTTATATGGGAGCGTCATGATGTTGTCTTTGATCGTGCCAGAGGCTACGTCTACATCTCGGAATTCCGCCGGAGCGATTGGCGTGTCATCACCCTTAACCCGAAGACCTTTAGTTTTGAATCCTCCGGGGAGATTAGAGAGAGTACCCGCGTCAACAAGTTGGCGAATAATAGAAGTACCAGACTTAGCAAAAGCGCCAATGAGATGAATAAGACCAAAAGCATAGAACCCAAATCCCGGGATGTATGAATAATGGACAAAATGATTGCGTTTTTGTTTAGTATCATCATCTGGATGCCAATTGCGACGGATCGCTAGAACGGTTTGTGTACCTTTTTCGATAGTGACAACGTAAGGCAGAGCAATACCCGTTGGCTCACCATCCTCGTCTTTGTCTTCGTAGCCGGGTAGGTCCATATCCACATGCATCTCAAGGATCTTGTACCTGTCGTCAGATGAGGCACGGAACCCCATCTTCTCAGCAATCTTCTTCTCAACCTCATCGAATGAATCAACTGGATCACCAAGTTCTACGTCACGATAAAAGCCTGCTACCTGTAATCTGCGCAGTTCGTTTTCTGTCTTACGCATCACATGCGTTATCCGCTGTGAGGTCTGGATGTTAGATGCTCCGTATGGGACCACTACATCTTCAGCAGGGACAAAGAGAGATATTTGACGCTCAATGCTTGGGTCGTAGTACACCTTCTTGAACGCATTACCTGCCAGCCCCAAGCCCCACAGCATACGCTCATGCTCAGGCCGATACTCCACCATCACATCGGTCAGTTGATAATTCATATCATCTTGAACCCGTTGCGCGGCTTCTTTTTTCTCTGGGGTTTCCTTGCCTATGATCTGAGTCTTAACAGGACCTTTAGCTGGGAAGGTCTCCATTATTGTTTCTGCTTGAAACTTAACTAGCGCCTCTGATAGCAGGGGGTGGTACACACCGCATGCTCCGGGCCAAGGCTCTGTGCGATCTTCAATCTTCATGCCCAGCAACTCTAGGCCATCAACGTAAGTCTGCATCCAGTCTTTGCGACTAGATAAGTCTTCTTCAAACTCACCAAGCAGATCACCACATAACTCGGTCAACTCCCCCTCGTCCATCTCTTCAGCGAGGTTGGCGTTGAAGTCATCGCCTTCTTCATCCGGCTCAATCTCAATCTCAACCCCACCGGCTTTAATATTTACTGACTCTGGATCTTCAATCTCTATCTCGATAGCGGGTTCATCCGCCATCTCTTCAAGATCTAAACCCATTGGGGCCTGTCCTAGTGCTTTATCAATAGCCATATTCTGTCCTTAGTAATAGCCTTCGAAGTGCCTTTTAAACTGCGGAGTTTCTTCAGGCTCATCTAAATTAGTACGCAAATACCCACCCTTGCGGAATCTCATCAACGCGAGGGATACGCTGTCAACATAGTCATCATGCTCGCCTGCGGGGAAAGATGCAACCTCGTCGATTACTTCTTCAGCCCACTGCGTGTTCGGTGCCCACACTCTACCACTAGCAAATAGGTCTGACACGGCGTTCAAACGGCTAATCTTGTCGTTACCCTTGCTTGGCGTGAACTCCTGCACAGGTATGCCCATCGCCCTCATCTCGTAAATCAGGGGTGCCCCGGAAGCCTTCTTCTCGATGATCACGCTATCTGGCTCCCACTCTTTATATTGGTCAATAGCCTCTTGTTTAAGCCTTGGGAACTCCATCCGATCCCTAAAAGCATTAAGCAAAATGATATTTGCCTGTGGTAACCCTGTGTCATCTGGATGGTAGAACACCCCCCAGTGCGTCAGAGCGCTATAGTCAGAGCGTTGGCTCTTCTCAAACGCCGTATCCCATGCCATAAGGGTAAAGTCGCAGTGTGGTGGGTCATCTTTCTCCCAAATCTGCCACCATTCCCGCTTAACTATGGCTGAACTCTCTGAAACAGGGTTCTGTTGGTATTGAGCCTGCCACTTGCTATTAGGAAGTTCCTCTTTTAGGGCGGAAAGTTCCTTTAATGACCAAAACTCAGGCCAAAGTGGGTTGCCAGACGGTAAAAGAGCCGGAAACTCGATCACTTCCCACTCTTCCCCACCCCTTTGGGCAGCACTCTTGAGCACCTGACCCGTCAGATCCCTCTTAGACCACCTCGTCATCACTATTACGATAGACCCACCCGGCTGTAGACGCTGCCGTGGGCCTGATGTGTACCACTCGTAGGTTTTGTCGTAAATATCTGGGTTGATTTCGGCTAGGGCTGCCTCTTGTTCCGAGTGAGGGTCGTCAATAATGAGTAGATCCGCGCCTTTACCCGTGACAGCGCCCCCCACACCGATAGCGAAATAGTCTCCACCAGAGTTAGTCGCCCACCGCCCAGCAGCTTTAGAGTCCGCCTGTAAGCCAACCCCCGGAAATACTGATGTATATACGTCTTGATCGACAAGATTTCGCACCTTTCGCCCAAAACCCACGGCAAGTTCTGCCGTATGGGAGGTCTGAATGACTTTTTTACCCGGGTAATTACCTAAAAACCAAGCTGGGAGCAAAAATGAAGCAAATTCTGACTTTGTATGCCGGGGTGGCATGTTAATAATCAGCCGTTTTAGCTCTCCACGGGCTACTCTCTCAAAGGCGCGAGCCATCCGCTTGTGGTGCGCACCCTCAATAAAGTGGGGCCAGACTTTCTTTACAAAGTACATAAAGTTAGTGGCGGAATTTTCGCGGTCTTTTACGATCTCCAGCCTGTCTAGATCTTCCAAAAGGCGTCGTAGATCCGCCTCCGGTATAGAACTGAGGTTATTTAGGAGCGCTTTAACTTCATTCTGGTTTATCTGCACCGCCGCCCCCGTCTACCTCGCGTGCCTCAACCTCAATTAGCCCCAGTTCCTCTTCGGTGCTGGGCTTAGCTTCTTCGACGTCCTGTGTATTAGCTAGTAACAGTCGCTTTAGTTTGTCCTCGATAGCCTTGCGAAGGTCGCCGGATGTCTTGTGGGTGATGGTAATTTCGGACTTCTCAGTAAACGCCCCGATGTCCGACATCTTCCCAAGCAACTCTAGGGCACGTAGCTCGTGCTTGGTGTCCCCGCAAGCGGATATGTCAAGAAGCTTATTGGTTATATAGGTTCTGGCTTGAGCAGCATCAGCCACAATGGCCTTGTCATACTCTGACAACAAGGCAGATAGCCGTAAGGCAACTGCTCCGTTATATAGGTCGGGTGGATTGTTCTGAGTTTTTTTGGTTGTATCGACAGATCGGAACAATGCTTGCGCTTTTTTCTCGTCGTCTTCCGTCATCTCAAACGGCATACCAAGCTCAGACAGTAATGCAGCGGTTGAAGCGGCAACTCTAGCGTTCTCCCCAAAGGAAGAAGCTACCTGATCATCATAAGAATCAGGTAAAGGGTGGGCGCTATCTGGTGTAATGGATAGCGACATGGAGGAAACGAGGCTCCAAAAAAATATAGGGGGTGCGTTTCATTGGCGCCGAGTATATAGCCAATTTTAAAAAAGTCAAGTGTGGGGGACTTTGAAAACCCCCATCGTCAAAAAGAGGCGCCCCCACAAAAAAATTATATACCCCCCGGCAGGCATGGAACCAAAAAGGTAAGGGGGGTGTTTTCCATAATGAGGATGGACTAAGACGGCAAAATTTACCTAGGGGGTGGGGGGTATTTTGAAAAATGCGATATTGACAGTGCAAAACTGTGTGTATGTGTCGGACTAGTAACATATGCGTATATTTGGGGGGTTGGGGCTGGGTGGGTTCGGCTGCGCCTGGCTGTTGCTGGGTGGCGCCTGGCAATAAAAAACCCCGGGGTTTGCCCGGGGCTGTTGCTGGGTGCTGCTGGTCTACTCGATATCGAAGTCGGCCTCGCCTGTCAGGATCTCGAGGGCTGCCTCGAGGGCTGAGTCATCGGTGCACTTGTTGGCTGCCTCTCTCACTTGGCTGCGCAGTCCCTTGAGATACTCCATCCGTTCTTTGTTCTCCTCGCTGGTCTTATCCTTCAGGACAGTCTCAAGGTCTTTGACTGC